GAAATTCTTGAATTGACAAAAGCAACCAGTGCTGTAAATTATATTGAAGTCACGAACTCAGCAACAGGTGCTGGTCCTAGCATTACTGCTACAGGTGATGACGCAAATGTCAATCTTGAAATTAAGACAAAGGGAACCGGCGCAATTAGTTTTGAAAACAAGATTGCGCTTGAAAAAGGGACCGATGTAACTACAACAACTGCAATTGACTTGACAGACCCACTGACAGTTTTCAATCCAACATCTACACAGATTGACCCAACAATTGCGACAGGTGCTATCACAGGTGAAGTCAAATCTATTATGAATGTCGGAACACAAAGTGTGCATTTATATGGTGCAACAAGTGGTATTTTAGAAGATGCTGACTCAAATGGTGGCTTCCTTGACATTCCATCGGGTAAAGGTTGTCAGTTATTATATATTTCATCAGAATCAAAATGGTTTATTCTAGGCAACAACGGTGTAACCGGCGGATAAGAAAATGGCAATTATTACAAACAGAATTAAAAAACAAGTTATTGAAAGTCTTATCACAGACTTCGACAGCACTGGAACGGAATATTATATTGGCGTAGGTCGTTCGAACGACTGGAACGATTCTGATGTTGCGCCTACGGAGTTAAATCATCAACGTGAAGACCGAGACTTTAGACACGGTCTTCAGTCAATCAAAACAATTGCTGATTTATCTTTTGTTGTGCCTCGTTACAATTGGTCAAGCGGTGCTGTCTATGGTGCATACAGAGATAACTTTGTTGGTTATCCTACTCAGCCATACTATGTGATTAACGAGAATAATCAGGTTTACATTTGTATTGAAAGCGCAACAAACGCTGAAGGTGTTGGTATTGTTTCGACAGTCCAACCAACAGGTAACACATCAGGCACACCATTCGCAACTGCTGATGGTTATATCTGGAAGTTCTTGTATTCTATTAGTGCTATTGATGCTAATAAGTTTGTTGCCGCAAACTATATTCCTATCAAACTACAGGGCGCAACAGATTCCGATTCTCAGGCATCTGACATTGAGCAACTTGCTGTTCAGAACGCCGCAGTTCCTGGTCAAATCATTGGTTATACTGTTGAGTCTGGCGGTGCAGGATATACATCAGCACCAACACTAAGTGTTAGCGGCAATGGTAGTGAAGCGAAAGCGACACTTTCGATTTCAGGCGGTGTTGTAACAAAGGCTGAGTTGATTGACAGCAGTGGTGCGTTTACTCTTGGTTCAGGCTATGACTATGCAAAAGTAACTTTGTCTGGCGGTGGTACTCCATCCAAACCTGCTAAACTTCGTCCTGTTTTATCAACACCACTTGGATTAGGTGGCGACCCAAGAGACGACCTTCGTTCAACAGCAATTATGTTTAATGTGAAACCAGAGGGTGCCGAAGGCGGTGGTGACTGGATTATTGGTAACGATTTCCGTCAAATTGGTCTTGTCAAGAATATGAGAGCCTATGTTGATGGTGATGCTGACAGCGCCAACGGTCCACTGTTCAGTGAGACTACAGGTTCTACACTAAACAAACTAGGAATCACAGGTTTATCAGGCGACCAAGTTGATGTTAAATTTACACAATCAGCAACTGGTGCGTCTGCATATATAGATAAGATTGATTCCGCTAACATCTGGTATCATCAAGACGAAGACACAGGATTTGCTGAATTTAATTTGTCAGCAATTACTGGCACTGGTATTTCAGGAACAGTCAATTCAGTAGACTCGGCTGAGGTCTATAAATACACAGGTGAAGTTCTCTATATTGACAATCGTGCGGCAGTATCACGTTCCGCAGACCAAACCGAAGACATCAAGATTGTAATTCAAATTTAAGGCTAGTTAGATGGTTAACGCATTTACAGAAAATACTTTTTCGACCACATATAAGGACGATTGGAGAGATAGCGACCATTATCATCGCATTCTGTTCAATAGCGGTCGTGCGTTGCAGGCTCGTGAACTTACACAGATGCAAACCATCATTCAAGAAGAGATTTCGAAATTTGGTCGTAATGTTTTTAGAGACGGTGCGTCGGTAAATCCTGGTGGTGCAACAATTCGAAACAATGTCGAATATGTAAAACTTGATACAACACTTGGTGAAACACCAACAAGTGCTATTGTTGGAACAGTATTCACAGCGACTGGAGGCTCGGAAATTAAAGCACGAGTTATTCGTGTTGTTGATGCCGAAGGTAGTGACCCTGCAACACTTTATGTTCAATATACAGATACATCTGCAGGAACAGCAGGCACTGAACCAGTGCGCTTTCTTGCTGGTGAAGCAATCGATAATGGCTCTGTAAATCTTAGAGTTCAAACAACAGCACCTCATGTAGGTCAAGGCACAGAGATTTCAAATGCTGGCGGTGACTTCTTTGCTCGTGGTCACTTTGTGTTTGCTGAACCACAAACAATTATTCTAGACAAATATGGAACAACACCAACAAAAGAAGTTGGCTTTAGAATTACAGAAGATATTGTAACCGCATCAGATAATGCGGCTCTCTTCGACAACCAAGGTGCCACTCCTAACAGAGCAAGTCCTGGTGCTGACAGATATCGCATTCGTCTTACTCTTATTAACAAAGCGGATTTGGCTGCTGATGAAAACTTTGTGTATTTCTGTAATGTTATTAATGGTGAGATTGTAGAGACTGTTACATCAACTAGCGAATATAATGCACCTGCACAATTGGTAGCGGAAAGCCTCAGTGACACAAATGGCAATTTCATTGCAAAAGAGTTCAGGCTCGACTTTGTTACCGATAGTTCGGTTGATGCAAATATCATCGCTCGTGTTCCTCCTGGTGGTGTTGCTTTCGTAAATGGTTATAGAGCAGCCGCCGAGCAAGGCGCTAACATAACTATTTCAAAGCCCAGAACAACGGTAACACAACAAAATGATATTGTAGGTATCTCATACGGTAACTATATAAAGGTCGATACGCTCGAAGGTAATCTGGGCAATGCAACATTTGCTCAACAAAATCTTTCAACATCTGCTACGGATCCGTCAGGCAGTGTTATCGGTACCGCTCGTGTTCGCTATGTAGAAGAAGATGGCGCTAACTATAAAGTATATCTGTTCGATATTGAGATGACTTCAGGACAATCATTCCGTGATGTTCGCTCTATCGGTACCGATGACGATAATTTTGCAGCCATCATCACAGAAGGCGGCGTTGCTGTTCTGAATGAACCAACAAACAGAACTTTATTATTTCCTCTGACAAACATTCGTCCATCTGATATCAGTGATGTAGACTTTGAAGTTCAACAATTACTTACTGGTACCGCAACAGGCACAACACTCACTTTGTCTACGACTGGCAGTGAATACTTTTCTAATACCAGTCAATGGATTGTTACTGCCGCTGATAGTGGTGGTGTAATCGATGGTTTTGGAACAACACTTACTGGTTCACCTATCGGTTCTGGTGTCAACATCACTGGTCTTCCATCTGGTGCTAGTGTCAATGTGTATGCAAAAGTCAATAAAACCAACGCACAGTCTCGTCAGAAAACTTTAACCGAACGCGCATTCTCGACCCATGTTGAGAGCGATGGTAATGGGGTTGCGTTTGTTGACCTACACAGAAGCGACTTATTTGAAGTCATCTCTATTAAAGAGACAGATTCTGATGGTAGAGACTTATCATCTAACTTTACGATTGATGATGGTCAGCGTCCAGGTTTCTATGACAATGCCAGATATATTCTTTCAACAGGTGTGACACCTCCTGCTTCTGTGTTTACTCGGTTCAAGCACTTTACTCATGGTGTTGGTGACTTCTTTGATATGACATCATATAATGGTCAGATTGCATATAACCAGATTCCAGATTATATAAATGCCGCTGGTCAAAAAGTCAGTCTGCGTAATGTAATAGACTTTAGGTCTTCGGTAGACTCTGCTGGAGAGTTCACAGGAAGTAGAGCAGTTATCAATGAATTGCCAACAACCGGTGATGTGTTTCAAGCAGACGTTGATTATTACTTAGGTCGCTCTGACAGAGTTGTCATCAATACAGACGGTGAGATTAAAACTGTTCAAGGTCAACCAGGCTTTAATAGACAGTTACCAGCAGTTCCTGCAGGAACGCTTCCGCTGTTCAATATTGATTTTCCTCCGTATGTCTTGAATGACTCTGACTTGTCAGCTAAACCTCTGAAGCATAAAAGATTTCAGATGAAAGATATTGCTCGTCTCGAAGAGCGTATTGATGCAATTCAAGAAGACTTATCATTAACATATCTTGAACTCGATACATCAACTCTGTTGGTTCAAGATAGTAGTGGTAATATTCGCACAAAGTCTGGTTTCTTCGCTGATAATTTCCAAGACAGAACATTCTCTGATACACGAGCAGGAGACTATCGTGCGGCTATTGACCCATCAAGACAAATACTATCTACAAACACAATCAATCATAGTATTGATATGGTGTATGATTCTGATGTGTTAGGCAATACTATTCTGAAGGGTGACAATGTTTATCTGAAATATTCTGAGATTGTTGCTATCAAACAAGACCTTGTTTCAGGAACAGAAAATGTAAACCCATTTGCTGTCATTATTGGTGAAGGTAATCTGACATTATCTCCAGCATCTGATACTTGGATTGAAACTACATATATTCCTGAGAAAGTTATTGACAACGGAACTGAAGAAATTGAAGCCGGTTCTATAAATGAAGGTATCCTCGCAAGAGGCACTGCTAACAGAAGAGCAAGCACTCGTCTCGATTGGGTAAATCCAACAGTTAATATTCCGTTGTTAGGCTTTAGTGGTGGAGTATTTAATTTTAACATTGGATGGCTTGGTCTTGGCACATGGCGAAGTGCCCAGTCATGGAACTGGAACGGCACTAATAACACTGGTCGAGTTGTTGTTGAAGGTACAAGAAGACGTGGTAGAAGAAGAACTGACAACACATTTAGTCAAAGAATTATTACAAGCGAATGGACTAAAAGAGAAGAAATTGGTGACCGAACAGTCTCTTTGACCTTCTTACCA